GTTTTCATAATATTGGTTTTGCCAAAATTAGTACTATTCGGTTACTTCAGCAACTACTTCAGGAACTATTGGTTCAGGCACAGGTGGAACATAATCCCCAATGATTGTAAGGTTAAGTTGGTCGCTAGATGCTGCCCAATCCCACGCATACTCATCATCATTACCCCAAGCAGCGTAAGCCTCACCACTCATTGTTAAGTTACCTTGTGCTACATTAGCTAAATCACTATCTAATAAAGAGTAATAAAACGATGCAGATGAACCTAGCACCCCACCAATTACATACATATTAAAGATTGTTGCCGTTACTGATTTTCCGTTTATCCAACTTTGGATAGGAGAAATTGTTTTCATTTTATTTATTTTAGAATTGACTTAAAAATCCGCTTTTAGTTGGGCATTGATTACCTGATACAACACCACCTGTTGCAGTAGTGTGAGCAACAATATAATCAGCAGTTACTATTTTTGTATTATCTCCTGTTGGTATAGTTACATCAACTGTATAGAACCCTGTAACACCTGCACCATCTCTTAATGCTGCTCCTGATATTAATTCATTACTTGCAGTTCCATTCCAAGTACTTGGCATATTAATTCATTTTAGCTTTTAAATCTTTAATTTCTTGCTCCAAAGCGTACACTTTTGCAACTAACACCTCACGATAAGATAGGCTTAACATATCATCACTACCTTTTGAAATAGCACTATCTAACACCCCAACAAAATCTTGAGCATAATAACCTAGTTCAACCTTTCCGTTTTTAGTGTAGAGTTTTGGAGTGATTGATGCAATGCCTTTTGTTTGGTAATTGTCTTGAATAAGTGTTTTTAATCTACTATCGGATGATTCAAAGAATGAAGTTGCCGTTACACTACTAGAGAATGTAGCTGCTCCTGTACTAGATATGCGAAATCTTTCAGTACCTGTGTATGTAGCACCGCCTGTTCCTGATGCTGCATTTTCAAATACCATTGAACCATCGCTATCTACTATAAATCTTCCAGCGCCTGCTGTCTTTATATATTTATAAGCACTTCCATTATAATAAATATTATTAGAAAATTGACCAAAATTTGTACCATTTGAAGTAACAGCAATGCTTCCTATTTGTATTATATTAGGAAAAGTTACTGTACTCCATCCCGATATTGCTCCCCCCACTCCTACTGTACTAGAGAATGTAGCTGCTCCTGTTACAGCAAGACCATTTAATATTTGTAATGCTTCATAATTTGTAGTTATAGCTACAGCATTTGTTCCACTTGGTCTATATATACTTCCTATTGTTGTTCCTCCAGCAGCAAATTTTAAATAATTTTGGTTAGCAGCTGATACTGTACTACTTAAAGTTAATGGATATGAAGCATCTGTTGAACTAAACCTTCCTGTACCATTAACATCTAGCTTGTAGCCTGCATCAGTAGTAGTTCCTATTAAAACTCTTTCATTATCATTTATTAAAAATGCACTTCCTTCAGTTCCTAAAGCGTATGCAACTCTAAATAAATAAGTACCTCCATTTCCACCACTTCTAATAGATAATCCATTTTCAGAAACGCTACCTTTTACATATAATTTATTATTAGATGGAGAAGTAGTATCACCTATTAATAAACTACCACTAGCCGTTAAGGTCATTGCTTGGGTAAAGGTTATAGCGTTACCTGCCGTTCCTGAAGGGGCTTGTAACCAAGCAAATCCACCATTATATTGTTGAAAATATTGTGATGTTCCCGTTGCTATGTATTTCCAACCTGCATTATAATAAGCATTAATACCTTGATAATTAGCTGAACCATCAGCAGCATTAAAATACTTTGTATTTTGTTGTATAACAGTAAAACCACTTTCCCACGCACTCGGTGTAACTCCTAATCCTAAATTGCCTGATTGAGTTAAATATAATTGCTTGGTTGCACCATTAGCTGATAACGATAAATCCATACCTGCTTCGGCAGCAATATCAGCATAAACACTTGCAGCATTATAATTAGGGTTTATTATTAAAAATTTACCACTCCTTCTAAAAAAGGCATAACCTGCTACATCAATATAAGTTGAAGCATCTTGAATAATACTATTCCCTATTGTACTTCCTGTTGAAGTAAATTTAGCTATATAATTATTATTTCCTGTTCCTGTTACAGGATTAGTTAAAGCACTTTGGTATTGTGGAATATTTAAAGTGTTTGAACTAAAGGTCGCTGCTCCACTTGTTCCTGTTGTTGTTAAGGTTATTGTTCCCTGCTTTGAATTGAATGTACTCCAATCTGCACTTGATAAAGCCCCTCTATTCGTTGCACTTGCAGTTGGTACATTTAAAGTAATTACAGGAGTTGTTGTACTTGTTGCAACAGTTGAACTTAAATCCGTTCCACTTGTTCCTATTGTTAAAGCAGCTACGCTTGTAACTGTACCTACACCACTACCACCTACTAATGCTATTGTTCCACTTGCATCAGGGAAAGTATAAGTTCTATCAGTATTATTTGTTAATGAACTTAATTCAAAAATTGCTGATTTATAATTTGTACCATCAACATCCGAAATAAATACATATTTTCTTGCATTTGCATTAATACTATTATAGCCTACAACATTACCAAGATAGGTTGTACCTTGTTTAATGATTAAATATCCACTTAAAGTTCCACTACCACGAGCAGTATATCCTACTGAATCTACCCCTGATGCGGTTAAAAGATAAGCACCTAAATTTACGCTTCCTGTTGCCCCTGTATAAGGAACAAGACCTGTAATTGAAGGAATGTCGCTTGTTAAAGCTATTGTTCCTGTTGCATTAGGAAAAGTAAAAGTATATCCTGTTGCACTTGGCAAAGTAAATGAATTACTAATACCTCCACCACTTGTGAATTTAACTCCATTGGTTAATCCACCTAAATTCATATATCCTGCTAATGAACTACTTGAAGCATTTTGTAAGAATATACCTCCGTTGTTTTTAGTAGCATCCGAGAAAGTCTTTGTCCCTGCTATCGTTTGAGTACCTGTTGTAATTAATCCCCTTGCAGTTGCACTAGCATCAGGAATGTTGAAAGTATGTGTAGCAGTTGCACTTGAGATATTGAAATCCGTTCCACTTGTTCCTACTTGAAAGTATTGCACTTGAGCAGTTAAACCATTCAATGCAGTTATACCTGTACTAAAAGTTGTTATAACTTGACACAAATGAGAATCTTGAGTATGAACTGTTGTAGTTTTACCACCGCTATTTGTAGCGTATAACTTAATAGCCAACCTATCCGTTAAAGCCAAAGTTGTAGCTGGAACTGTCATTCCAAAAGTGTAAAGATTCAAGTTAGTTCCATCATATAAAATCTCATTGCTACTTGTAGAAATCAAAGTGAAAGTAGTTCCATCGTACTTGTATAATTCAGCATACATCTGCGGTGTACCTCCGTTAGCACTCATTGAAGCATAAATCTCATAGTTCCAATTACCTGCTGGGATATTTAATTGTGCAGGGTCGTTAGCATCCGTTAAGAAAGCTACTATAAAACCATCTCCTGATTTAGCAAAATCAACCCCTGTTCCTGTGTCAGCAGTTTTACTCATTTCGTAATAAGTAGTACCACCAATAGTGCCTTGACTTGTTCCTCCGTTAAGATAATACGAAACCGAAGAACCGCCACCGCCACTTGAAGGGAAATCTGCTAAAGTACCATCTCCCCTGATATATTGTGAAGCAACACCTGCTCCTGTTACTGCAATCGTTCCATTAGCCGTTAAGGGGCTATTTGCGACACTAAAAGCACTCGGCATAGATAAACCTATGGAAGTAATTAAAGTAGGGAAGGTTGTCAAGTTTCCTGCTCCGTTTACATATTGAAGATTTGTTCCGTTGAATCCTATGTTAATTGTTCCGCTTGTAGTAATTGGCGAACCTGTGATATTTAAACTATCACCGCTTTCAGTAACCGCTACACTTGTAACTGTTCCTGTTGCTCCTGAAGCCCTTTGCCATATAGAACCTGAATAAATAGCTTGGTCTCCGTTGAAAAATAAAATTGCACCTGCCCCAAAGTTAAACGAAGTTCCCCCTGCCGCTGCACCTTCAACTAAATATACATCGCCTTGATTTCCTGTGCCATTTACTAAAGTCGGTGTATTTGTAGAAATATTCCAAGTACCCTTGTACTCCATCACCGAATTTGGTAATTGACTTACTAAAATCTTACCATTTACATCAAGTCTTGGCACACCATTAGCAACATCAAATCCTAATGAAGTCAATACTCCACTTGTTCCAATAATTACATCTTGTAAATTCCTAACTTTCGCACCTGCTGAAACAACTATTTGATTTGCCATCTTATATTAATTTATAACTAAATTATTGAAATAATGCCCTAATAAACTCCCCACTTTCTAATACCCTTCCAAATGTCAAAATCCCTGTCGCACTTACCCACTTCACTTGCTCATCAACAGGAGTTCCTGTAATCAATATTTCCTGAACATCAATACCACCACGAGAAACATAAAGACAATCCTTACCTATCATATCCGTATATGTAATAGTCGTTTCTCCACCTGATGCAACTGTTCCCTTTGTGTAAACCGCACCTCCAGCAACAATAACTGTTCCACTTGGATTAATTGTCGTTCCTGTTGTTCCATAAGCACCTGTACCCTGTAACGATACACTATACGTTGCTATGTCTTTATAAGGTGCGTTAATTTGTAAACTTGTTAAATTACAATTACCGCTAATCACTACCAACCCATCAACTCCGTTATCAATAACAAATTTTACTAAAATTGTAGTCCTATCTTGTTGTTGTTGAAGTAAAAACAAATAGCCATAACCATCCAAAGTTATAAGACCATCACAAGTTACACTCCAAGTTGCTATGTCGTTTTTGTATTCTCTATACCACGCACTCGTTTGGCTTGTTACCTCTTTTTGGTCAACACTTACACTAAATGTGCAATTTGTAGAACACGAAAACGGAATATCCCTACCACTTGGATATGTAACCGAAGGTGGTTCAAAATAGTATAAAATTATATTGTTGCCCTGTACTTTATCTGCCATATTACAAAGTTAATTAATTAAAAGGTACTCCATTTACTGTGAATATTGTTTCTATTGTGCTTGATAGTTCCACATTAGAAATATCTAATAAAGTTGCTTGAGTTTCACATCCTACTATGTCAATAGTCATATTCCCTGTCATATATCTATTATCCTCAATGTTTATTTGTGCTGGGTCAGTATCTAATATCTGCAATAACTTATTCGCAGCAAAATTTCCATTAGTCGTTGTTATTCCAAATAAGTTGCAATCAACATTTATTAAGTTTCTTCTATAATTGTTTATGTATTCCTTCATTATAGTTTGGCTTAAACCATCCGTAGGGGTTGTATATGGTCCGTAACGATACCAACCTGTTGCAGATACAAAGTTCCCTGATACTAATTGTTGTATAGTTCCGTAAGCCATATTTGCTTGAGTTCTATTAACACCATCTCCACTATATATAGGATAACCTAATGGCAAATCCATTTCCAATTGATATTGATTATTTGCATCAACTATTGATGTAGATGTAATCAATGATAAAGGAGAATTAAAGGTCAATCCAAAAGAACCAATCTTTACATTAGTAGCACAATTCACAATATCTTGTGTTAGCATATAAGTAATTGCTAAAGTGCCATTTATAGGAATTGGTGGTGTTGTTATTGATACCTCATTTATTTTATCTTCCTCTACTAAAGGAACTTCATAATAATTGTCAAAAGGGGCAACCGAAGCATCTTGCCAAACGCTATCAACATTTAAATAATATATTGCAGCACCGCCACCAATACCTGTTATTTGTAATTGTATTTGTCCTCTTACTTTATCAATACTTTGCTCAAAAAATGTTTGAGTATAAGTTAGGGTGTCATTTTCAGTTACATATCCAACAGGATTTGTATGCACTTCCGTTAATCCTGTAACCCCTGTTGATGTTCCTAATGTAATATTAAACCAATCACTTGCTTCGTATGGTTTACTAACTATTGTAACGCTTCCGCCTGAACCTTGATTAAATGTTTGCCATAATGTAGGAAATCCACTTGTTAAACTCTTTAGGTTTGGATTTGATATGTAGTTAGGTGAGTAACTAATATCGTATCTATAATTGAAATTGTTATAACCTTTTTTAAATAGCTTTATTTGGCTATTATTAGTAAAGTATAAACCGCTTACATTTCCTGTATATGGTTGAATTTCGCTTAATGTATCAAATGTTCCTGAAGTAACTAAAACACCTGCTGGTGTATATTCCGTAAAATAAGTGTAAGCAAAGTATGGAGCAGCAGCAAATTCATTGACCGCTACAATATACCATTTGCCATTTGACTGATAAAGTTTACAACCAAATGACTTTAATATTTTAGTCAAAACAACTAAACAAGTTTCGTATGTTTCATCATCATTTTGGAAGTAAACAGGTCGTAAATAACTTTGATTAAATGGTTCGTATTGGCTACCATCACCCCTATTTGACATTCCAGCTGCATAATAAGAACAAGCAGTTATAAGATTTAACCCTGTTGGGAATCCTATTTCACCTAAACAAGAATATAAAAAATAAAGTGTGCTTTGTGGGCTTAATTTAGTGTTACCAGCAACACCAGTTTCAACATAAGTAAATGGAATATAATCTAACATTCCAAGTCCATCAATAGCATTAAAAGATAATTCTTTTCTACCTGTGGTAAATGAGTATTGAACCAAATCACTTAAAACCCATCCTTGCCAATAAATAGCACCATCTATAAATAACTTAACTAAATATTTCCTATCATTCAAAGTTGTAAAGTCAGGCATATTATCATCATCATCCGTTACATCAATACTGACATTTAACTGACTTGCATAAATAGGTTCGTAAATATCATCACTTCTTGGGATGTATTGTAACTGAATTGCAGTTGCAGGATATTCAATTACCGCAGCAACTACTTCATCAATATACATTTCTACAACCGCAATTTCATTGTTTTTGGTTGCAGCAGTTATTTGGTATTTTAAGTTATATGCCACCTCTCCTTAAATTTAATGATGAATTAGACCTTTGTAATGCTAAAACCAAATCATTGCCTCTTAATACAAATGAACCATTACCACCCATTCCAACACCACCACTCATTGCACCTGCATTAAATGTAGTGTTAAGCATTCCGCTTAATTTACTTAATGGCATAATTGCCTCTGCTCCAGCTTCTCCTATCATTCCTATTTGTGGACTTGTAACAATACCACCAGCAGCGTGTTTTTGTCCTTGTCCTAATAAACCCATAATGATATCAAAGAATCCTGTTCCACCTGCTGCTGCTCCTGCTGCACCTCCTGTTCCTATTGTAATTGCACCTTGAATGGCTGCAAATATTTGTGCTCTAATTATTGCAAACGCTAAATCTTCTGCAAATTGTAATACTGAATCACTTAATGCTTTAAATACATTTTCTCCTTTTTGAATTTCGTGAAATGCACTTTGTAATGAACTTGTAATATTACCAGCCATATCTCTTGCAAATGAATCTGCTGCATCGTGTGCTTCTTTATATTGTTCTTTTACATTTTTAAGGAATTTAGTTAAATCATTATCAGTAGTATTAAGTTTTGATTTATTAACTAATTCACTTCCAAATGCTAATTGTGGTTTACCAAAATATGAACCATCTGCACCTCTTAATTGTTCTCTTGCTTTTTGTTCTAAATCTGCATTATATAAATCATCCTTTATTATCTCTTTTGGAGTTAAAGATTTAAGTATTTTAATTGCTGGAGCAGTATTAATATTTTTTAATTTATTAACATATTCTTGCCATATTTTTTCAGATTCAATAAAATAATCTTGTTGATTTATTAATGATTCATTAAATAATGTTAAATTTCTTTGATTAGATTCTTGATAATCTTTTGTTGCTTCAGTTAATGGGTCTTTTTTAACGGCTCCTGTTTTATCAGTAGTTAAATTAAGATTAAATCCTTTAGCAAATAAATCAGCAGCTGAATTAGCATCTAATGCTATTTTTCTAAATTGTGCAGTTAAAATTTCTAAATCGCTAACATCTTTTTTATATCTACCAACCGCATTTGTAGTTGCAGTTTTATTTGGGTCAACAACACCAGCAGGAGTTAAAACACTTAAAAAGTCTTGAACAGACACTTTTGGACCTTGTGCTTGTAATAATCTTAATTTAAGTAATTCTTCAGCTGCTTTTTTACTTGCACTATCTGCTAATGCTCTTTGAAATGATGCTTCTACATATGCAGCACTTTTATCTTTAAATGTTTTCTCTGCTTCGTTTATATCTTTTTTAACACCAAAATTTTTACCTAATTCGGTATTGTAAATTTTTAATGCTTCATTCCCTGTTATTATTCTACTATGATATTCTTGAAATGCTATACTTACTTTATCAACTTTTTCAACTGCTGATTTAAATTCTTCACCAACACCTGCTAAAGATTCTTTTTGTGATTTTAGTACTTGATTACCTGTAATTATTTTAGTAAAAAAATCAGATATTTCATCACCAAATTTTAAGAATATAAATGTAACCGCTGATAATGCTACACCAATACCTGCTGGTCCTGTTAAAGCACTAACTAATTCTTTTTTAACAGTTGAACCAGTGTCTTTTGCTCTTTCTCCTAATCTTTGAAATGATTCTAATAGTGGGTTTAAGTTATTCGCAACACCCATAAAACCATAATTCAAATCTTGTAAAACACGACCTGAATTTACTAATGCCTGATTTGCTTGACCTGAAGCACTTCCTAGAGTGGTAAATTTCGTTTTTAATCCTTCGGTGGATTTAGCTAAATCTTCAACGGCTTTTAATGCTTCTTTACTATCAGCCGTTATAATAAGTTGTAAAGTTTCTGCCATTTTATTTTTAATTTACTCCGTACAATTTAAGTGTCCTTGCCAATTGGTCGCTTGTTAGCATAACTTTTTCTTCCTCTACTTCTACATCATCAATCTCTGGTATATGCCAAAATACCTTTATACTTTTGGGTGATTTTTCAGCAGTGCTACTTAAATATACAATATAGGCAAGGTTTCTAGTCCTTGCCCATTCGTTTAACTCTTGCTTTTCTTTACCCATTACGATAATAGAAAAGTCTTTCCAAGTCATTTCCCAAAACTCATTGGGTCTTATATTACATTCAGCAGCTTTAACTAAAATATCATCCCACCCTAACTTTACTAGGCTTTTTTTTTTCTTCTTTAGGTGTACCTTGAACTGTTATTACAGTTGTTGAAATAATGTATTTAACATATTCAATAATACTTCCTTTTTCATTAAAAATACCCCCAGCTTCATCAATCCAATCACAAATGTCATTTTCATTATAGTCAATACTAACTTTATTAGCTATACAAGCAGATTTGTAACCTATATATATTAATAATATAATTAAGTCTAAATCGTATTGTGGATTACCTAATAATTCAAAGTATTTACTAATAGGCAAGTTTTCTTTTTCGCCTTTTTCATTTGTAGTTCCTTTTGCAATACAAAATTCTCGCATCGCCCAAGTACCCCATTTTAATTGAATTATTTTGTTGTTTAGTTTTAATTCAAACATAGTTTAGTTGTTGTTTTAAGCTTGTTCAGTTTGTGCAATTGGTGGAACACATACTACAAAAGTTGCAGTGAATTTCACATCATCTTTATCAGCAGCAGTTACATCAAAGTTGCTAATAAATACAGTGCTTGTTGAAAGACCACCATAATATACATCACCAGCAGCAGGACTTGCTTTACCCATTTTAATAGTAAATTGAGTTCTTGCAGCGTGAGCAGCATACAATTGTTGGTAAGAATCCTTGCTTGGAGTTCCTGTTTCATCAATTGCAAAACCATCAGCTTTGAATGATTGTGTAAATGCTGGACCTGCTTGAAATTGGTCTCCACATTTTGAAGTTGCATCAATAGTGTTTACAGTTGATGTCAATGAGTTTGTTGTTAAACAAGCCACAGGTATAAAAGTTGTACCTCCAGCTAAATCTGCTAAAAGGATATAATCCCTTGCTGATACTTTAGTTTCTGCCATTTTATTTTAATTTTGAGTTATTATTAAATTATAAGTTATTATTGTTCTAAATACGTTGTCCAAAGGGTTTAAACCATCTAAATTTCTAATTGAAGCAACTACCAAACTTGAAGCAGTAAACCCATTTGATAAGGTTATTGCGGTTTCGGAATTGATTGCAGCTAGTATTAAATCGCTTATCGTTTCGGCTCTTTTATATCCAAAGTTACTATTTTTTATGACAATGTCAACATCCATAGTAACGGAGTTGGTGTAACTGATTTTACCTTGTTCCTGTGCGGATGTTCTGCCTGTCATAATTATATATTCATTAGGTGCAGAATCAGGTGCAATGCCATCATAAACAGGCAATCCACTTGAACTTGTCAAATGAGTATAAAACCATTTTTTTATCTCTATATTAGGATTTAGCATTTAACAATTTTTTTAATCTATTAAACAATTTGGGTTTTTCATCTTCATATGCTGGTATTAAAAATGGTTGTGGTCTTATTCCGTTTTTTAATATTTTAATAGCTAAAAATCTAGCTAATTTTTCATCTTGTGATTGCTTTAAACTTTTACTACCCAATCTTCTACTTGTTTTTACACTGTAAGTCCCAGCTAAACCTTTTCTTTTTACCCACAAAGTTAAAGCCTTAATAAAATCCTCTAATGAACCACCACTTTTGCCTTTAAATTGTGCAGCAAAATCTTCATAACCTGCTGGTATTTTAACTTTACCACCTGTACCAAATTCAACATAAGCACCATATGAAGCATCTACTGTTACCTTTCCTGTCATCCCATTAAGAGTAGATTCTCCGTGAATGCTTTGCCTTAATGTTCCAATATTAACAGGTGCATTTCTTTTAGCATCTTTTTCTATTTTTATAGTTGATGCACTTATTTCTTCTGCAACACCTTTTGTCAAGTCATCTTGAATGGTTTTTAACCTTTTAGTTAAATTTTCCATTCCGCTTAAATTCAAAGCAAAACCTGCCATTATGAGTACATTAATATTTCGTAAAATCTAAACTGATTTTCTACATCCTTGATTGAATGGATTGTGTACATTTCCCCTTCAGCCTCTATTTTGTACATATTATTTATCGTTACATCGTACCTGATAAATAATTTAGCAGAACGAGTAAAACTCAATTGTGCCTCTAACAATGCTCTATTCTCATCCATAGGTCTAAAATCCCCAAATACAGTCTCCTGTAAGGCATAGGTAGTTGTGTATCCACCTTGCCCATCAGCGGTGATTGTAGGCACATACAAGCCTATTTCCGAGTACATTGTGTTGGCATCTACATAGTTTGCCTTTTTGCTTCCTATCCTCATAATATTGGGCTTATTCTTGTCCAACGTTGACACGCTCTCCAAGTCTTTTCACAAATACCTGTATCACTATCCAATCCTCTATTTTCGTAATCGTAACTAACTTGGTCTAATATAGCAATCTTTAAATCGTTCGGAATGGTTGTATAACCTACCACATAAGTTGCCTTTAAGTTTTGAAATTGTGGTCTTTGTAATTGTGGGAACTTACCACCTACTAAAGTGTAGTCAGCAGCAACAATAGTGTCTCCGTTTTGGTCTAATAATGATGTAAAACTATTCATCGGACCATAAGGCAGTTGGAAGTTACCATCCCAATTTGTAAACCATACAACCGCAGTTTTTGCTATTAAACTCAATCCTGTACCTACTTCAACCGCTTCCCTTGCTTGTTTAATCATTAAGGAAATTTGGTTATCATCAACATTTGTAGTAACCCTACAATACAATTTTGCCTCTGCTAATGTAACAGGTTCAACGACTGTGCCTATGTCGGTCAAAGTAAAATCAATGATAAAATTATTATATGACATACATCTTTTTTACAAATTTACAATAAATATAATAAAAAACCCCACCGATTAAGATGGGGTCTTTTTTATCTAAATATTAAGATTAAACATTACCTAAATCAGCGTAGATTGCTGCGGTTGGTTGCATTAAGTTAATATCTTCATAACACTCAATTCTCGCAGTAACCATATTTTGTTGGAAGTTAGATGCGTTCTCATAAGAGAATTCAATTGCTAATCCTTCAACTTCAATACGCTCTACGAAATTGTTATCCAAGATAAGAACCTTATCATCAGTAACCCAAGATGCAGCAATAATAGGAGTTCCCCATATTGTCATACCACCATTAGGATTAACGATAACTGAACCATTACCAGCATAGTAACCCAAAGTGATTGTTTCTTTCAATAAGCGACCTAATTGTGCAGGGCTTACTAAAGCAACTGAAGATACAAAGTTTGCACTCTTTTGGTTGCCGATGTAATCAACTAATTGCTTTAAATCAACAGTTTCAGCAGTTGTTGTAGAACCTGTTGCAGCAGCAGATACAGTTGCAAAGAAAGCAGCGTTTTCAGCTTTGAAGAAATCTCTAGTCAACATTCTTGGTAAAGTTGTGCTTAAAAAAGGCAAACTTCTAGCCATTTGTTTTGAGAATGTAGAGAAACCAGCGATGTAATCGTTAACCACTTTAACTTCGCTTAATGCGTAGTTGTTCTCACCTTTGTTTGAACCTTCAGTTTGAGCAGCAATGTTATTAGTTGTTGCAGTCTCTTTGTAGAATACATACAAACCACTTTCACTTCTTACTGTTGGAACTAAATCACGGAAGTTAATTGCTTGACTAGGTAAAACTGAAGCGTTAATAGCGTAAGATGCTTGAGCATCACCTGTTAAAGCAGTACCTAAAGTCATTGACTTAACATCACGTAAATCTAAACGATACTTACCATTTGATTTCATTGATTTTTCCATTTCATCCAATTTGCCATCTAATTTCTCAATGATAGCCTCATCTAAAAACTTTACTTGTTTAGATGCATTTTTCTTTTGTGCAGCAGCTTGAGCATCAAATTGTTTCTGTGCTTCATCTTTTACTACACGGATTTCAGCGTTTGTTGCTTCCAACTTTGCTTCAATACTAGCTTGAAAACCTTTAAGGTTATCAGCCATTTCGTTAATTACGTTTTCCATTTTTACTTTTTTAGTATTTTATTAAATTCTTTAATTGCCTTCAAGATTTCAGCATCATTGTTTTTGATTTCCTCAATTATCGGCTGGGGTGCTTCTGCGACCACAGTGATTTCTTTAACGATTTCAATCTCTAATAATTCCGCTTGAATCCTTTTTATTTCAATCTCCATCAACGCAAAGGTTTCATCGGTAAATTTACCGCCTTTAAACGCTTTCAAGAGTTTCTCTAGCCTGTTTGCTAATTGTTCTTTCTTTACTTCACTCTTTACTGAAATAGTTGGTGTTTCAGGGTTTGCTGCCCATAATACCGCACTACCTTCATAAAGTTTAAGTTCAGTTATTGTTCTTACTCCATCCTTACCAACGCTTGAATTTATTGTAGTAAATCCAATTGAATGCTGATTGATTAAACCTGCATCGTACATCTTCATAATATCTTCGCCTGTTTCGGTCATTACTATCGGAGTAATTGCAATAAGCATATCACCTTCAACATATAGTTGTTCAGGCTTACCTATCACCGCTTCCATTTCAGCACAATGGTCAACTAAAGACCATATCAAGTTTTTACCTGCTGGTCCTCTTTCTTTTAAGGTTTTGGTAAATGCTTCAGGAACGATAATATCATTGTCTAAATCTACATTACCTGTTCTTGCCCATACTGCTTTTACTCTGCGTTGTTCGGTATCTACATCCATTACTTCGTAGCCGATGTCTTGTTTCTCAACAATTAAATCTTTTGATGCGTAAGTTTTCATATTTACAAAGTTATATTTTTTTTTATTATCCTAATGCTTGTGCAATTAATTGTGTAATATCCATAAGATATCTATCACTTAAAAGATTGTGCATATAGCCAACATCTCCTTTTGGCGGATGCGATTGATATGTTTTTAGTTTGCCTTTAGAATCTCTTTGTGCCTCAAATCCAATTGTGCATCGGCAGTTACAAACATCTCCAGCACTACCACTTGGGTCGCAAGGATGCAACATTGCTTCATTGAATCCTTTTTTACTTTTTACCTCAAAGTATTCATCCATTTCAACTTTCTTTCCGTCCATATGATAATGGTCAAATTGGTCAGGTGGAATCCTTCTTGTCCTAGCATCCTTTGCGGCAATCCACTCTTTCATTGTAACTAATCCTGTACTTACTGCACCAACCATTGAACCAATATTGGCAGCCCTTCCTGTTTCCGTTCTTGATATTAACTCCGCTCTATAATCAGTAAGCCCTGCCGTTCTCAATAATTTAATTGATTCAGGCAATGTATAATTTTCATCTGCTGCTTTTATTAAAAATCTTCTTATTTGTTCTTTCGTTGTTTCGGTTATTTCGGCTGAAGTTTCGCTTAATCCTTTGCGTTCTAAATATTGAAGGATAACATAAGCAAACAAATCGGTCTCCGCTGATTTAACTTCTAATGCCTCGTAATGCCCTTTTACAGACCTTTTAACGACCTTACTACTAATTTGAGCCATCTTTACACCCATAGCTAAATGGAGCTTTTGTATGGTCTTTTTAATGGCTTTGTCGCTAATTGCGTTGTAGTCTAGTGTACGGCAATAGGTATTCACCTGATTTTGTAGTTCTTTTTTGAACTTTGGTGAATATTGTTTTAATGCGTTGGCATAAAGTTTTTTATAGTCTTGCCAAATCATTTTATGGATTTTGGTCAGGTATATTCAAAGGTTGGAATTGGTCAATAGTTTGCAATCCTGTTGGGATATAAAGTTTCTCTAATTCTTCAGTAGGGATATAATCAGGCACTTCAATATTCATTATATCTAACTTTTGTTTAGGGCTAATCCACCACGCTTTATCAAGCCAATCGGTTTGCTCGGATTTATTTGCTTCTAATTCTCCGTAAACTGAAAGGTCGTAATCAACATAAAGATTTGTTCCTTTGTAACCCCAATCGGTGTGTAGTTTCCTATTAAGGTTTTCAGTCAATGCGTTAAGTAATGGGATGGCACAACGAAGTGTTAATGCCTTTTCCCCTTCTCTTTGATTGTTATATGTCTTTGAATCGCTATCGTTTAAAAGTTGACTAGGTACTCCGTAGATATTACAAAGTGCTTTTAAATCCCATTTTTCCGATTCAATGATATTAAGTTCAACAGGGCTTAAACCGATTTGTTTCCAATCTACTTTATAACCTGATACCGCAATTGAGTTAAAATTAGCTGAACCGCCCTTTTGACTAACTGCGGTTTTAAGTGCTTGTGCTTGTGCTTGACCACTTGTTGGGTCAAACCTTTCATCGTTCATAAATAAAACTCCAGCAGGACCACCATTTTGGAAGGATGCAACGGCAGCGGTTTTAGCTTCGTTACTTCTTGTTAAGTTTTTTGCAGCTGCTCGTAGCGGTGATTGTCCGTACAATTGTCCACCTGTAACTCCCCATTGTGGATTGAAGTATTTATCGTGTAATATTTCTTTTGTATCAAATGACCACATTTGTCCGTAATAAAGTTGATACCCAGCTCGTGTTGGGGGGAACACATTGATATTTGCAATGATAGCCATAAACTGACTAGGTAAAGCAAATAATTCAAATGGTTTGCCCTGATTGTTTCCTGCTTCAATAAGTTTACCATAAATAAAAGAATTACCTGTTATTAACTTAAAACCGCACCATTGTTCAACTAAATCACTCCAGCAATCTTCTTCGTTAGGATATTTTAATAACTCGTTTAAGCGTTGGTCTCCTGTGTAAAGTTCGTATGCCTTTTTATGTAAAGTCTCAAGTTCTTTTAAGTTGATGTCTTTTTGTGCAGCTAAAGATTTGTATTTCTTTGCAGCCTTTTCATCTACAACCTTATAAACGTGAAATGGTGCAATTTTAGCTTTGTCGGTAATTAGTTTAATGATTGAGTAAACTATATCGTTTGCTACATATCCATCATCAACAAAACTTCTTTGGTCTGCTCCTTGCCAAGTAACTATACCCCTTTCAATTGCTATTTGGGAGTTCATCGGAATTGTTGGAAATAGTGTGTTAATCTTCTTTTTAGTGAAGATGTCAAATAAACCCATATTATTAGAATTTAAACAAAGTTAAAGAAATTTAAGTTAAAATACACTTACTGCAAATTTAGGTTTTGTCAAGTGAGTAAATACCGCATACCTTGAAGCATCTAAAGC